GTTTTCTACAACATCTAAATCAACTGCTTGACTTATACTAATATAACCTACTTTAGTTGAATCTGTTGTATTGTAGCTTATTTTAGCTGTGTTAGCTGATACACTACTATTGTTAGTAACTCGTGAATCACTATAATAAAGGTTTGAACCCCCCTCAGTTATATTTGCAGTGCTTAATGATACTGCACCTGTTTGTCCGTTTACGCTATCTACTGTGTTTACCTCAGCACCTGCTTCAATACCTGCTAACTTAGTAGATGAAGTACTATCAAAACTTATTTTAGCGTTGTTAGTTGTTATGTTATTAGCTTGTGTGGTCGTAATACCCACTTTAGCGTTGTTTGACGTGATATCACTCGCTTGTTGAGTGGTTATACCCACTTTGGCATTATTCGTTGTTATATCGCTCGCCTGTTGCGTAGTAATACCAACCTTTGCGGTGTTAGCGGTTATCTCATTGGCTTGTGTTGTTGTTATACCAACTTTAGCTGTATTTGCTGTAATCGCATCAGCTTGGGTAGTTGTGATACCTACCTTTGAATTGTTAGTAGTAATATCAGATGCCTGTTGTGTGGTAATTCCTACCTTAGCATTGTTTGTAACTATATCAGCAGCTTGTTGGGTTGTAATGCCAACCTTAGCATTGTTTGTGGTAATATCACTTGCTTGTTGTGTAGTGATGCCTACCTTAGCAGTGTTTGCAGTTACATTGGTATTAGATGATACCCTTGCTTCTGTGTAATATAAGTTAGACGTACCTTCTGCAATATCGTCTGAATCTAAAACAACCGCACCTGTTTGTGTGTTTACAGATGTAACTAAATCAGTAGGGTGTGTAAGACTTTCCCAACCCTCGTTTTTTCTTACATAAGAATCGCCATCATTAGGTGCTTCAGGAAAACTAACCTTTGATGTGTTGGTAGTTATGGCAGTAGCTTGACCTGTGGTTATTCCCACCTTAGCGTTGTTGGTGGTTATGTCTGTTGCTTGTTGCGATGTTATACCTGTCTTAGCGGTATTTGATGCTACTGTACTATTTGCCGAAACACGAGCATCTGTAAAGTATAAATTAGATGCCCCCTCGTTTAGTTGATCAGTAGATGTGGGATTAACCTCCGCACCACTTTCAATGCCTGATAGCTTAGATGATGCACTACTATTAAAGCTTACTTTTGCATTATTAGTAGCTACGTTTGATTCTATCGTGTCTAAGTTTACACCCTGTGTAACTGTAATATGTCCTACCTTATTTGCATCAGCAGTAGGATAAGTGTTTTTAAGTGTGTTAGCAGCTACGTTTGTATTTGCATTTACACGAGCTTCTGTATAATATAGGTTACTTGATCCCTCACTTATGTTATCCGTTCCTAAGACTACATCGCCTGTCTGTGTGTTTACACTTGTAACTGTGTCAAGTTCGGTGCTATCTACATAGTCCTTAACTGCTGCAACTGTGGGGATAGAAATATCATTATCATTGTTTGCAATTCCATCTGCTTCGTCAACAAACTTTGTGATCGTAATGTTTTCGCCTGTATCCTTCAAAGAACCAAAAGAAACAGTACCTGATGCCACTACACGTCCGTCTGTGGACACGCTAACCCCTGTACCATTACCTGAACCATCGGTAAGTTCAACCTCCCCACTAATAGCATTGTTATCAGTAGTTTTGATTAACCCCTCGTAGGTGTCTTTTATTCTTTTGTTTTGAAGATTTGCCATACCTTACGTTCGTTGTTTTGTAAGAATCTTTTTAGTTTAACTACGTTTCTTTCTTTCGGTTTATATTTTACAGTACCCATCCGTTAAATAAGCTATCTTTATCAGGATAAACATCACTATCTGAATTACTATTATACTCAGGAAAAGTTGAGCTATTAAAACTCATGTAATCAACAAACCTACGTGTGTAATACTCTGCTGTATTACGTGCCTTTTCTACTAAGTAATCTACTTCGTTTTTGCTTACACTTTCTGCGTTCTCTGATGTGTGTTTGAATACACCACCGTTCTTTATTTGATAAGCAGCGTAAGGTAAATAATTAACCTGCGCCCACCATATAAGCATTGGTTGTACATAATCATTAACAAGATTAAGATAATCGCCTGTAAGCGTACCTGCAACGATGTCTGCGCTAATCTTATTGTAAAGGTCTGTACCTAAATAGTTCTGAATCTCAATCTCCTGTGCGATCTTGATAAACTGAATAAACTTATCAGTATCAACATTACCATCAATGATACTGTTTTTAACTAAGTCTGTGCGTGATATAAATAGTGCTGTTGCCATTATCCTTTATAATTTGGGTGGTGTCCGTTGTTAGGCATATCCTTTGGGGCTTTCGCTGCATCCTTATACCCTCTTGGTGTTGGTGCGTACGATTTAGGTATCTTATTTACTTCATCGTAGTTTTGGATATTTTTTTTCATAGTCTTGGATTTAAGTCTATATAAAACTTCCTCCCATACATGACCACAAGAAACACCACCTTTGAATCTAAATAAATCGTATGCTTTACCTTTATGTCCAAAAGACTTATTAACACCTGCGTTACTTGCCTTGTCAATATCTTCTATGCGGTACACTACGTTTCTATTGCTTCTGCTCATCATAATACGACAAAACTGTCTTGACTTGCCTGATCCGTATTTTTGTGCGTATCTATATCTTACTTTATAAAGGGATTTGTCTAAGTAACTAAAACCACTTTTTTTAGAATCTATTGACTTTTTCTCTAACTGTTGTTCTTTGCTTTCAATGTGCTTAACAGCCCAATCCTCAATGTTTTCGTTTTCATCGTTTTGTTCCCTAACATCTACTGCCTCCCAACGATTCGACATTGTCTCGCCTCTTAGTTCGTCAAGTATTACATCAAAATCTTCATCAGATAAATCCTCTTTAGACATTTTTACACCTGTTTCCTCTTCTCTTGTTTCTGAATCCTCTACATTGTCAAGGTCAGTAAACTCTAAAGGTTGTAATGTCTTAAAGTATAAATTAAGTGATATGTTATTATATGCAAGAATTTGGTCAAAGTTCTCAATAAGCAATCTTTGAAATGGACGAATTACAGTATTATCCATAAGGATAGTAGCTGTTTTAAGCTCGTCTGCGTTATTACCAAGCCCTGTGTTGTCTTTTATTCCTAAAAGCATAGGACTTACTACCCTGTGAGATACAAGTATCTTACGTGAGCTTTCATCACTTAAAAACTGATATTGATTATGTGCATCGCTTAGTTGAATAGGTTGTATGTCCGCAGCAGTTTCGGCGTTATCGTTAAACGCTAAGATAAACTTACCTGCGTTGCTACTACCACTAAACTTCTCGTATATACGTCTTTCGATTAGTTCTCTTTGCTCAGGATCAGGAGTGCCATTGTTAAAGTTAATTAACATAGAGGGGGCTAACCCATTCATTATATTATTTAAGTGGTAGTTGCTTATCTCTTCCTCTAACTCTGCGTATTGTGTACCCCCTTGATAATCCACAGGCGAATAATACTTAAACCCTGCACGATAAGGTTTGATGTACATAATCTCTAATCCCTCTTTAGAAGTTCCAAAGGCAGGAATACGTTTTATCTCATCACTCTTTTTGTATTTAGCCCAATCGTAATGGTAAAAGTACGCTTCGATTTCGCCTTTATCGTTGCATTTTTCAGCACGTAGTGTTTCAACAGGGATATGTTCAAGACTTACAATTTTGCTTCTATCCTTAGAGTAGATAACTTGTAAAGCACATTGCCCCATAAGTTTCAAATCATACACTACTTTACGTACACAGTCAGCGTTAAACAAAGACACCATCTGTGCGTATTGGTCAGGTTTTTTACTACTGTTGGTAGCATCTAAACCTTTTCCATAAATCATCTCACTAACACCATTTATAATAGCGTTATTTGTAGGGCTTCCATTGTACCTATCTATAAGATATTGAAAGTAGTTGTTATCCTCCCCATAGCTTACAAACTCCTGATTCCGTACCTCTTTTACCGCAGGGCTTGTGTAGGTGCTTAAACTAACTATTCTTAAATCGTTTTTCATAATATAATATAATCGTTATCGTAGGTTGTTTCTGTTGTGTATTCCCCTTGATTAACTGAGTAATAATTATTCGTGTCTTGGTCAACTGTTTGGTCTGTGCAAAACACTTTGTCTTTATATATAACGCTTGTTCCCTCTTTTATTGTTAAATCATAAAACCTACCCTCTGTAAGTGATAATGATTCGCTTATAACTAAGTGGTCTTTATCAGTAGTTGCAGATGTAGAATAGGTAACAGATGTGTTTGTACTATCGTCTCTAAACACCATACTTACACTCGTTGCATAAGAACGTGGAATAACCTTTATGGTTTGTGCATCCGTTGATGTGGTTAGTTTTATCATAGTATAATAAACTCGTTATCTGCTGAGTGCGTTACATATTGGTTTTTATTCATCTCGTAGTATTCGTTTGTACTTTGATCTACTGTTTGATTTGTACAAAACATCATACCTTTAAATAACTTACCTATTGTGTCTTGTATTACAAATGAATAATAAGTATCCTCTGATAAGCTGTATTTGTTGTTTATCCTAAGATATGTTTGACTCTCTGAAAACGTCAATGTACTACCACTCCACTCTATTTCTGAATCGCTAAAAGTAGCTTCGTATGTATCCCAATACTGATCTGATGTATATTGTGTAACCACGTTTGTTGATTCGTTCCTAACAAACAAAGATATAACACCTGATACGCTTCTGCGTGGTATTACATCTATGCTTTGAGAATCTGTCGATGTAGTTAGAATTTGCATACACTTATATA